ACCCTACAGTTAGCAGGGTCAATGCTTTCCAAAATTGTGCTTGTGTAACTTTTTTCATAATAACTTATTTAACGTGTTTAACTTTTTTCTTTTTTTCCTTTAATGAGTCTAGATACTCTTTCGAGTATTTGTGATCTACGCGGTAAGGTCCGCTGGTTGATATGCTTTTATCATAGTACCAAGTAGATACTATTCCCGTTTCATTAACATGCTCCCGAACGTATTTGTCCAAAGGAGCCGGAGGTAGTTTAGGAATATATGCCATAACTTTTATGATGCTTAAAGATACGAACTATTAGTTACAGAAGCAACTAAAAAATTTCGTAAATTGTATTTGCTTCTTTTTCATCAACCTTACTTACCAGCCTCCACCACGGGTTGCTTGACAATGACTTTGGAATTTTGGTCGACCCGTAATTCTTTTTCTTGGTGTTTTTTCTTTGACGATGGATTTTCATAGATCTTTAAATTTAATTTATCTATAATACATAGTGCCATCTTCCTATGTCCTGAAGCGGTCATGTGACATAAAAAGTCTCCACAGTCAGTTCTTGAAATGCAGTGTGTCTCAACGACTACTGCTCCTTTAATAGAATCAACAAGGCATTGTTGGAACTTAGCATAGCGTTGAGGATAACCTTTATATACATCCCTTCCCCTAATATCAATACAAGTCACCGGATCGAATCCAGTAATAACGATTGGAGTTACTCCGTGTCGGTTGCAGATATTAACAATTGCCTGAATATTCTTAACTGACTTCATAGGCGGTCTGTTACCGGCCATGTCGTTAGCACCTCCGTAAATAAAGCAATAATCAAAGTACTCAGTTACTTTCGCTCTAGCCTCTTCTAACATCCATGCTGTTTGCTTTCCACCAACTGCAGTATTCAAGTAAGTCATCTTAGTCTTCTTGCAAAGCTGATGCTGCCATCCGTAATCAGCTGCCGAATGTGAATCACCGATAAACAAAGCCTTCTTTCCTTTAACTGAAATGACTGTATCTTGTTTAATAGTATCGACTACCTGCTTAATTGTATCAGGAGAGTTAGTAGCGGTAGGTTTTGATTCTACTACTGCCCATCCTAATGTTAAGCTTATAGCTGCTAGTATAAATGCGTCTTTAATTCTCATTTCTTTATTTTAATTAAGTAACCTTCCGGCACTGATTTAAATTCTTCAACAATCATTCCCTTAAACGATTTGCTAATTATTCCCATATCGTGTCCGGAATGCATGTAAGGTCCGCCTGAAGGATCGATCATATCAATTACATTCTTATTCGAGTAAATTAACTTAGCGTATTTTTGACTAGTCTCGCTCATGTGTTGGTATTTTCCATCCTCATCATAAACGGCTTCATGAACTGCTTCCTTAAATTCACCCATAGTCATTCGTTCATCAGTATCAACATCAGCTAAGTAGGCGTTATAAGCATCATCATAAACGTTAGGCCAACTACAGCGCATCCATTTAAATTCACCTTCAAATAAAATATTTCCATCCTCAGTTTTACTGAATGTAAAAACATCGTTGTACCGGTTTGTATACTCTATTTTATTTTCCATCTTTGTGATATTCCTCCCAGTTACTAAATTTAAGACCCCAGCATAGACTGCACATACCCATTTCGCGTTCTGCTATCTTAGCAGTCAATCGAAGTTGCTTCATAAGGTATTTTTTACCCCATGCTCTCCATTCGTCGTTCTGCTGAACAGTCATAGTCCATTGAGTATACCAATCGTCTTTTCGCTCTTTGATATCCTCGTAGGTAACTTCGTGACCGGCTATTTCAAACATCTTGTTGATTAGATCAACAACTGCCTTATTCCATTTCTCTTCTCTAGATAATCGTTTTGCCATACCCTTAATATACGAATAGTCTTTTAAAATTCCAACTCAATCCCACCAGTAATTAATCCTCTCATTCATAATGTGGAACAATAAACGTTTTGCTTTATCATGCTGTGCTTGACATCTATGCATCATTTCATTGTTCATAGGCTTACTGCCATAATACTCCTGGTAATACTCTTCATTTTGAAGTTTGTTAATTAATCGAACACAAGTCATCATTAACTCAGCATCGCGTCCACCTAAGTGGTTGGCTTGTTTTTCTAATTTAAATTTTAATACCTGAAAAATATAATAATGGTCCCAGTCTCTATCCTTCCAAATGATCCAAAACCAGTTGTAAAGATTCCTTACTCCGTACTTAATGTACTTGTGCTGGTAGGGTAGTTCCCATCTCAACCAGCGGTATAAACGCCAGTACCATTCATTATATTCTTCGCTCATAACTTAAATAATTCGTATACGCTGTTCCTTGTATTGAACTTAAGATACGAACCATCCTCTGAAGATTCAACTATTTCTGTAATATCTGTTGTCATCCAAGTGAAAAAATCATTAAACGGAGACATAAGTAATGCTCGACCTACTGCCGGTTCTTTATGGTCAGCTTTATACCTACCTTCCTCATTCCATTCTAGCCATTTAATATCTTTAGATTGATTAGTTAGACCGTCACGTTCACGAACTAACTTCCAATTAAATTCTTTTTCAATTAAGCCCATTAATTCGGCTTGGTTTTCATCAAGACCTATGTTGCCATTTTCATCAATCGCAACTAATAGTTTAGGTTGTACTCCTGTTATCATATTAAATCGTTAAAATTATCTGTTATTATTTGATTAAATTCTGGTGTTATATCGACCATCCTTTTAAATTTTTCAGCCATCTGTTTGCTAATTTCCTCAAGTTCTGTTGGGTTAGGTAATGGTTCAATATCAGTAAATTTTAAAACACCGGCCACAAATCCATTAACCCAAAATGCTTTGTCTTGTTCAGTGCATCCGTGACATCCTTCCCAGCATTGTTCAGCTACCTGTTTTAGTTCCTGTATTGTCATACTGTTTTATGTTTATCTTTTTTAAATATAAATTTAAGACATCCTTTGTAAATTAGCAACTTGCATTTCCATTTAGGTAACCATCCTGCCATATACTCTTCTGTCTCAGCTAGAATATAAAAAGCACTGAGAGTATCTTCTTTTTGGTCTTCTTCAGTTTTAGCGAATTCAATAATGGCCCATTTGCCTCTTGCTCTAAAGTAGAAGTAATGTCCTAAAAACCAGCCTTCTGCTTGTACCGGGCAATTACCCGCCGGTTTGTATTTCCATTTGATCATTTTGGTTTTGTTTGAAGGTTTCAATTTCTTTCTCTCTAAATTTTTTAAGCATCTCAACCCAGTTGTTTGCTGATTCTTCTCCAACTTTTTCAACAAGGTTTTTATGGATTTCAACTAACATATCATCAGTCATTTCCATTACTTCTGCTATTTGTTCTTCAGGTGTTTTCATTTTGTATTTGTATTAGTTCGTCTTTTACTTTATCCCAGTAGTTTATATTATCCATTACTCTAGTATTGTTTAAATCATTAATTAAATCAAACTCGTAATTTTCAATTATTTCATCAACACATACTATAGCACATGTAATCGCTTCATTATACCTTTTCTCACAGCTCAACAATCCTTCATTCCTGTAACCGTTGTTAGGTAGCTGATAGTAGAATTTGTTAATTAGTTTCCTTGCCGGGCTCAGGTCTGTAAAGTTCTTCATCTTTCATTTCATTGTAGTTATCCATTTCCGACTCCTCTTCCATTCTGTTGTATTCATTCATAGCTGCTTCAGCAGCATCTCTTTCCATAAGCTCTTTAAGTTCTTTCTTTCTTTGTTCCCTTAATGCTTCTCTGTTTTCAATTCTCCATTTGAGTTTTGCTATTGCATCCGATTTCTCTGCGTTTTCAAGTAGTTCTTTTATCTTGTCATTCATTGCTCACCTCCTTGTATTTTATTACGCATCCATTTTGCGCCTTCTTCATACCCGCCATTCCATAGTTCTTGTTCTGGTGAATTTAAAGGAAACTTACTAGCCTCTATCTCCTCATCACTTGGTAGTTCAATAGGAGTAGTAGCTAAAATAAGAAACTCAGCAGTCAATCCCGTTTCTCTGCTTTTTTCAATCATTTTAATTACTTGTTCTTCTGTGTATAGTTTCATTGCTCTTCTCCTCCGTAGGTTTGTTCGTATAAATCTTTTGGACTTTCTACCATTAATAATTCACAGGTATCACTTACCTCAATTTGTTTTATGCAATTGTTCGCAAAATCAATCATCCGCTCCTTCTCCATTTCTTTGGCTTGTCTATGTAGTTTTAAAAAATCGTCATGTGAAATATGAATACAAATTAATGCTTTGTTTAAATCTTGCATAACTATTTTATCACTCATCCCTTGATAAATAATTTCCACTGCCGTTTGTTGTTTATTGTTTGTCATTGCTCACCTCCTTTGCATTTGGAAAAACATTTATTGCATTGAATTAAACCAGCCTCTGTAAAATCATTAGTAATAAATACATCTCGTTTTGTGAACCCACAAGTATCACAATAGTTGTGCGTAAATATTTTTATTATCAATTTAAGAAATCTCATTTGTTACCTCCGTATGTTTCGTTGTAGTATTGTTCAAATGATTTCCACTTGTTTTTTTCAACTGCATTAATAGCATTATTCCAAGTATTTGCCTTTTGTTCCATTTCCATTTCTTTGGCTTCGTTTCTTGCTTTAAGCATACCATCTAAAAACTCCTCTTGATTTACCCATTCCCTTTTCATTAACTCTATGAGATTGAAAGTTCTTTCTGCAAATAAATCCACTGCCGTTTGTTGTTTATTGTTTGTCATTGTTTGTGTCTTTAACCCAGTAAAAATCTAATAAGGTTCTCATAAAGAATCTTTTAATAAAGTTAGGCTTACTATGTGTAGCAAATGCAATAGTATTTACTTTAATCTTACTGGATAAGCAATACCATCCTACTATCTTTTTTGGTTTTGGTTGAGCGATAATTGTTCCTATATCTTCTAACCACTCTTTGCTAGTTTGTTTCATTTTCTTTTAGTTGTTTATTGTTTGTCATAGTCTGTATTTCTTATCAATTAGCTCTACTACATTCCAAATGAATAGTGATACACCGCATAGTGTCCACATCCAATGTCTGAAGCCCCAGTGTATGGTTGGATTATGACTATTACTAGCATTAATTCCATACATACATCCTTCCTGGATGTCTGGTCCATTTTCTACATACTGATACTTTCCTCCTTCACAAGCCCAATCTCCGAAGAAGTCTGGGAATGTTTCTGGGATGAATGAGAATAGGATTACAATTGCGAAAATTGCTATTAGTCTTAATTTATTTTTCATAGTTTTTCAATTTCTTTTTTTACTTGTTGCCAAAAATATAATTCACCATAATCGGAGAAAAACAATGGGTTAGATAGTATTTCATTAACTGCAATTAATGCACATTGTTTGCATTCCATTGCACCGACTGAATAAAATTGTCGTATTAAATCTTTGGCTTTTTCTTGTGGTGTCACTGCTGTTTGTTGTTTATTGTTTGCCGTATTAATCAATACGTGCACTCCAAGATGATATTATAAATTCTAACTCCAGCCTTGTGATTCTAGTTTTACTCTCATCACACCATGCCGCAGCTGAAAAGCCTCCTGTGCTACAGTAGATAGGTGATTCCCAAGGTTCTTCTTTAAACATATCTAATCTTACATCAGCAGCATCTCGTAACAAACGTTCTGCTTCAACCCTTAGTTCATCCATACTAGGTATGTAATTTTTAGAGGATGCCCACTTCCAATCTAGAGTTACCATTGTTTTATGTACTGTAGCAAAGTTAAATTCATCCATGATCTCCTCAATCATTTCATCTAACGGATCTTTTTTAACTTCATCTTTATTAAGCATTTTACCTAATAAACTATAAAGTGATTCCATTTCTTCTCGATCTAAATTATGTACATTCATATTATTTGTATGGATTAAAATTATCGTTTTTATATTTGTTGTAGGCCATTACTGAAATGTAAATTAAACCGTAAATCATTAATACTGCTACTACTTTCATATTACCACTGACTTAAAGTATAAATTAATTTAGCAACATCACTTGCTGTTTGACGAGGCATAACATCACTTCCATCTACAATCTCAAACCATCTCTCTCCATCAGTCATCAACCAATTACCTTTATTATCCCAAGCAGCTACTTCTGCTGTTGTTTCACCAGCATCACTATAGGTGTGCTTGCCGAACTGAACGCTGATAGTACATCCGTTTTCGAAGGTCATTTGGAAGCCTTCATTGTAACCTCTCTCAACCATTGTCTTAAATGCTTTATCTTTCATAACTTTTATTTATTATCCCCTAAGTTTAATATTAGCTTGTTCAACAAGAGAATCTAATTGCTTATCTCGATTTTCTTTTTCGACTTCTAGTTTTTCTAACTGTTTTTCAAATCTTTCAACACTACCCCAGATAATAGAAGCATTAGGATCTATTGCTAAAATTTGTTCAACTAACTCTTCTTGTGCACCTCTAGAATAAAACCCACCTTCAATATCATCTGCTAAGTTTTGTAAGTGCTTAGGAGCATGAATAGAGATACGTAGGTCATAAGCCTCCCACTTAGTCTTCCAATCTACAAAGGCAATGCCCTTAGTTAGCTTACGTAGTAAGTCATGTAAGGACCAGTTACGGACTCTTACAATAGATTTATCACTACCAAACACGTGTAGGAATCTTAAGAACCATCTTGGACATAGTTTAGGTTTAGCTTCATAGTCCATAGCTAATACTAAGGGATAAAGAGCATTAAAGTAATCACCTCCTTCATCCCATATTTGTGTTCCTAAATAACCATACTTTTCAAATCCTTTAGGAAAGAATATGTAACGGAAATCATCTAACTCAATACTGCGAGTATAAATCATTCCTTTGCTCCTTCCTTTCCAGAATAGGAAAGTATATTTAAGATTACTTAAGCGCTCTTTAAGCGTGGGCGGTTTGTAGAACTTACTATTTTTCATCTTCCGTAGAAAGTTTCATACAACCAAGTTTGCCAGTTGCGTTTCATTTTAGTTACCTTAATGTCGATCCGTCTCTTGGCACAAGTAATCATATAAGTCTTCGGCTTTTCTTCCAAGCTTTTAGTATACTGCTTTAAAGCTTTGCCGAAATCTTTCTTATAGATATTGAATAAGAACCAGAATAGTTTCTTCTGATTGTAATCTTCAAATACCCATCGACCGCCTTTGTAGGTAGCTAACTTACTGTTGGTAGCTGAACCTTCATGCCCGCTGAATAGTTCGAAATGATCTCGTTGAGGTTTAAAAACCAAGTATTCGGTTTCGCTCAGATTGTAAATGAATGTATTTTCCATAACCTATTATTTTCAGTCTTCAAATTTAACGTATTTAAATCGGTAACTATTTGGGGTTTTGATCTTTAGTTTTTCCATCCAACGTTCAAACCATGCTGGTTTAATAATGATAACTTGCCATTTATCCGCATATTCTTCGGCTTGTTGGCTTGTAATTACTTTGTCATCCATGAGTCTTTGGATTACACAGTCTTTAACTGCGTTTGCGTTTTTAATGTCTTCCTCTAGGGTAAGTAACATTGAGTCTACTGCTGCCATAACTTTTATTTGTTTCTTTTTAGTTTATACTTAATGTACGAAAGTCCTGGCAAAGAAGCAACTGTTCCTGCCATTAAAGTGAAAATATTTGGATGCCAATGCTCACCGCATGCTCCAAACAAATGCTTTACTGCTTCTAACATATCATAAAGATACGAAGAATAATTCAATAAAACAACTGTTAGTAAACTTTTCCTAAATCCTCAGTCTTAGCTCGATTAGAAGCTTCCTGTATCTTTGATCTTTTACCCCAGGCCGAAAGATGCTTATCGTTTTCGATGGTTTCAATTTGAGTTTGTAGAGGAGGTTTCTGTTCTCCGGTGTAGACTTCGTAAGGTTCTTTTTCTTCATCTTCGATTTTCCAATCATCCTCCTCTTCTTCAACTAGGGGTGCGTCTAACCATTCCTTATCTTCTTCAGTTAATTTAGGAGCAGGCTGTTCTTCCTTTCTTGCAAAAGCAAAGTTGGCAGCAATCACTAAAGCAATCGCCAATGGATCAAATACAAAAATGATAACCAGTAAGAACCAGTTAATAATTTTATCCATGGGCTGTCCTGTAAGTCCGGAAAGGTATTTCAGAGGACCTAACTCAGAAGAAACTGTTGAGTTTGTTTTAACTTCTAAGATTTTATTCTCTAGTGAGAAGATAGAATCGTTAACTGCATCAAGCTTACTGGAGAGTTTCTCATCTGAATTAGATGCTGATTCGATTTGTTTGATGCTTGCATTGTTGGACCTAACTACTAGGTTACCTTTCCTGTCTGTGAATTGAGTTGTTGATCCTTTAGAAAGACTTTCCTTTAGTCCGGCTAGTGATTGTTTCTCTTTGTAGATTCCTTCCTGGGTCTGCTGATAAAGTTTCTTCTTAGTTTCAAGAGCAAGGATCTGTTGGTCAACAATGGTTGCTTTATTTGCCGTCTCTTGGTAAGCTGATGATAAAAATCCATAAATACCAGCAGAGGTGATCAAGATTAACACAAAGGCTGCAATTGTTAGATAGGTTCTTAAAGCCTTATTTAATTCAGACCAGTATTGATATAGGAGTGAAGCAGTAACTAGTTTAGCCACTTCCAGTGATCCGGCCATGATTCCTACTGCCAAAGATGCTCCGGCAAATAATTTCATTATACCGGACACAGAATAGAATGCAGCTGAAGCTGAAACTGCTAGAGCTGATAATGCGATAATATATGGAAACAGTTTTTTACCCATACTTTTAATGTATGTAATAAATAACTAAAGGGCAAGTTACTCTGATTTATGTTTGTCGATCTTATCTAGGATCGCTGTCAAAGCTTCATTCTTGATGAAGCCGGCCTGTTCTGCATTCTTTAATGCACTGATTACCTGGAATACTATTAATGGGATAAGGATCGTTTCTGATAACCAGGATGTTCCTTTAAAACCCGCTTCAACCATTATTAAGGCTGTCAAGGTTATAATCCAGGCAACTAATGTTTTTAATATTCTAACTGCTTTGTAAGTCTTAAAGCCTTCTCTTTTAGTTCCGGCAATAACTCCAAAAAAACCATCCATGAATATTACTGCAACAACAGCAAGGTACTGCTCTGAGTTTTCCATTGCTAAGTTAAAAAAGTAGCTGCAAACAAATGCAAACGCTGCTGATGTTACAAGTAATGTCGTTTTCATGTTATCCTATCTGATCGTCTAAATGGTCTGGAATGCCGTCACCGTCAACGTCGCATATTTCAACGTATCCGAATGCTTTCATAAAACTAGCCACTCTCTCTTTTAGATCATTGTCTGTATCTTCAAACCAATCTTCTTTTAGATTATCATGATCTAAGATTGAGGTTAGTGCGCTATAAATTTTATCAACATTCTCAACCAAATAGATGTCTGATGCTGTAAAGTCTAAGCTAAAAGCATAGTCGTCGATCTGTGGAATTGTAAGCAAAGAACTAGTCTTACCAATCTTTTTTTCCTTTAAGGGCATCTCTTTTCCAAACTTGTGGAAATACTCACCCACATAAATGTATCCTGAACCTTCTGGTAGTGTAAATTCGCTCATCTTATTTTAGTAAATTGTAATATTCTCTGAAATGTTTAATTCTATCAGCAAGTCCAATTGTACCACCGTTAACCCTTTTAGTAACTGCAGTAACTGTTGCATCGTCTGCTCCTCTGTCACAAATTCCCCAAAGCTTATTTGTATCAAAGAACCATCCGGCAGAAGCCAAAGGATACTTTGTAGCTACTAAATCTGGGTTGGTTGTTGTATCTTCAGGTACAAACTTGTCGAAAGCCATATAATTTGCTTTACCAGTCAATTGGATGTACCCTCTTCCTCTGTATTTGAATCCTTCTCCCGTTGCTTCAGGACCGTTACCCATTCTACCTCCGTAAACTCTTGAGGCAATCTTTTCTGGCTTACGAGCATAAGCTTCAGCTAAAGCCAAGGTTGGGAAATACTTTCCAAATATACCTTGCAATCCTTTTGATGAGTAGTTCAAATTCTCTTGAACGGCTCTAAACCCACCTGATTCATGACCGCATTGGGCCAAGAAGTGAGCCAATCTTAAAGGATTGGTGATGTTGAATTTTGCAGCAGTGTCAGGAATCTGAGCAATTACTGCATCGGGAATGTGTCCCTTTAATTTATCAAGCTTGAAGGAACTAGGAGCTACAGAAACTACAGGAGCTGCCTGAACGGTATCTGGAGTTGTCCCGAACATCTTATTCCATGTTCCGTCTCCTACTATACCGTCAGCAGTTAAGCCATTGGCTCTCTGCCATGCCTTAACCGCTTCTTCTGTCTTAGGGCCAAAGTTTCCTACTGGCTCAACACCTAATTTAACTTGAAGCTTTTTAACGTTTTCGTTATTGTCTCCTTTTTTGAGTAACATAATTATCCTTCTTCTTCTGGGCTTTGGTTGTCTTTCTTCTTGTTAATCCATTTGTCTACTGATGCAATACCAAATGAACCTAACACCATTACCATAAATCCGTCGAAAATGATTTTGTTAACAACAAATTCTTTACCTGCATAACCGGTAATAATGTCTACTAAGAATGCTATACAAAGCATTAAAAATGCGATGAAACCCACAACGCTCTTTTCGTTGATTGAGTTGTTATCATCAAATAGTTGGCTAAAAAATTTTTTCATACCTTTGTTCTTTTGTTATAAATATCAGAACTTCTTGGAAGCATCCTTAAGGCTGGCCTGTAATGCTTTAGAAAATGCTTTTTTATTCAAAGGAACCTCACCATTCTCAACATTTAAGAACATTGCAAAGACGAAAGTGCGTCTTTCTCCAACTCCTTTCCAGGTTCCTGTGTTGAATGCAACAGAAGTTTCAACAATATAATCTTTTCTTAACCACTGAATGCCCATAATGTTAAGCATTTGCTGTGGAGAGTAGATAGAATCAATGTAAACAGTAACCGAAAATCCGTTTGAGTCTGAGGGAGAATACCCTTTCTGTTCAATAATGTATTCTTCAACTGTTTCTTTTACTCCGAAAGTAATGTCTCTTCCGCCAACCTTTTCGATTTTAGTTTTATTAACAACATCAACATGGAAGAAAGTTGAATCGGCAGGAGCTAAAGCAAGTAGTAGGGGTGCAATAAAGTTAAGCATATACTAATAAATATTAGTAAGTTACTGACCCTGAGTACCCTGGAGCGATGATATAGAGGTTTAAGGTTCCTCCTGATGTTAAGGTGGAGGTAGTATGGTTAGTTACTCCCGGATAAGTTGCTCTCACATTACTAGTAGCGGCTACTATTAAATTGTATTGAGCTGTTGTAAAAATTCTTACATCGGGTGCTGTTCTCCACTTAGAAAAAAGACCTGCTTTTCTAGCAGCAACGTAGTACTTATCTGCTATTGAAATTACTCCGTCGTCATTAACATCGAATCTATGAAATGATAAACCGTTTCTGGTAGTCCTTCCTAAAATAACGTTAGAGACTCCTTGAATGTCTGTATTCGTATAAGCTTGAATTCTAGTTGGAGCATCTACCTGAATTGTAAATTGATCTCCAGCAACTGTAGTTCTAGAAAAAGAATAGTATCCTGATGAGTTAGTATATACTGTAGCATCTAAAGAAGTAGAAGAACTTGTTGTAGTTGAAGTTGAAGTTATTTCCCAACTAGTGCTAGCAAAGGTACCGGCAGTAACAAGTGAGCTTGCCATCCAAGCACTTCCTGTTGATATACCCATTACCTCTTGATTGGAACCATCTGCTGTAAATGTTCTCCAAACTACTATTTGTTTTGAGGCTTGGTTTTTAATAAAGTATAAATCCCAAACATAATTGACTCCTGTCTGATTGTACTTGCAATTACCCTCATACCTCACTCTAAATACATCTCCGTAGGTTCCGTCTGTGTAACTCTCAGTTGAAACAAAAGAAACGTTGTTATCTGTTGAACCATTATCAACTGAACCGATATGAATTGTTGGTTGGTTAGGACTAGTAGCATTTCCATTGTACCCAGAGCTAGAACTTGTTCCAAAACAAAACCATGAGTTAGCATTCACGTGACCTGATGAATATGTAGTGCCTGCATAAGAAGGACTAAACCCAGAAGGGAATGTAATAGCAACAGATGTTTCATCTGTATTAGCAGTTGAAAATAATACTGATGTTCCTCTTCCTCTATCTGAAGGAATACCGGATGTTATTTTAGTTAATGTTCCTGATTTGGTAGTAGCTCCGGCTGTGCTTTTAAAAAGCTTCACAGCAACATTATTTGCTCCAGATCCGTTTGCATTATAAAGATATCCTGAATAAGTAAATTGACCTAAGAGGGTATTAGTTAATAATAGGAATACAAGTAGTAGTCTCATAACAGTAATTTTCCACCCATTAGTATTTGGTAGTTTAGAATACTTTGACTTGCAACATAAGTACCTCCTCCTGTTAATCCAACTCCAAATGTTTTTGTTAGTTTATAATTAAAGTTAAAGAAGGGAATGATGATTGGCTTGGCTTCAAATAAAGACTCTGTGTAATACTTGGTATACGGTGAATACACACATGCAGCAATGATAGTAGCATCTAATGCTTTGGCTAACTTACCCTTATACATAAAACCTCCAATAGCTAAAGTTGAGATCATTTCTTCTCCGTAAAGCTTTCCATAAGTTCCAGCTCCTCCGTAAAGGGCTGTAAAGTTTTTAACTGAGTTTACCCTAACAAACAGAGCTGTGTTTGACCAGGATTTAGGTAGTATCCCGAAAGCATCTGAAACAACGTTAATGTGTTTGTTTCCTTTCTTATTAACACCAATCCAGGATTTCATTACTGAAAGGTTTCCTATCTTAGCATTTACCATGTAGTCGGCAGAGAAGCCTAATGAGGCTGTTCCATCTCCTTTCACTCTAGTAAATGACATTGTACCTCTAGCATCTCTAGATCCATCGTCGGCTTTCTGTACTCCAACAATATCCCCGGTAACTAAAATAGCCGGTTTAGCAACTTCAGCTTTAGCTTTTGATGTACTTTTTGCAGTTGAGTTTGAAGATTCTTTTTGAGTTTCAGTCTTCTGTTCTTCCACTTGTTGATCAGTTGGCTGATCTTCGGTCTTTGGTTCTTCAGTTTTTCCTGACCCCGAACCGGAACCTGAACCATTAGAACCGCTGCCACCAGAGGACCCACTGCTACTACCAGAATTAGTATTGCCTGAATTATTATCTCCATTGTTGTCCTGGTTCGTATTCGACTGTGAATTTCCATCTTCTTTGTTATTCGAAGTACTGACCGATCCTGAACCTGTTGAAGTAGCTCCTCCTACATTTGTTCCCACTGAAGTAAATGACCCAACGTTTGCAATAGCGTTTAAGTTCATTACACTATTAACAACGTTTGAAGCCAAGTTCGTCGATGTGGTTGTTGTAGTTGTAGCTACTGCCCCTTGACATGGAGAGGTTGACTTGTATTTGTTATAAATATCGGCCATCCATAAGTCAAAAGTTCCGTCTGATAATTCAGTGTAGCTAAACGTTCTGACCTGATTATAATAAACAACCACGATTGGGCTGCTCATGTCTGCTGTAATAAATTTAGTTTCCTTAGTACAAGGATCAATGTATGAATAAAGAAAGGACTGCCCGTTTAAAGACAGCCCTATCATAAATAAAAAAAATAATATTTTAGTTTTTAAAGACACCGTTCCTGATTAAGCTTTCAATTACTTTAGTTGTAGCGGTCTCTAAAGACTTTCTAGTTGCCTTACCAACAGTACTCTGTGAAAACTTCATATCAAGAGATTTTAAGAATGACTCTCCTACTTTTGTTGACTCTCCTTCTCCTGATCCAATGTAGACCTGTCCCGTTGTAGCATCAACGAACCTAACTTGGAGACGTATGAAAGTAGTAACAACAACTTTGCTTTTGCCTTTTTCAACAGTCTCATCTTCATCAACAGCAAAATCGGCCACAGTAACATAAACAAAGTAACGAGCAGCTTTAATCTTACCCTTTCCATCAATGGGCTCTTCAAAGACTCCTTTCTTAGAGGCTTTGAATTGGGTAACCATTCTTTCCTTGATTTCTGATTTCTCTTCTGTAAATATGAATCTTCCTGTTTCATCTAAATAATCTAATACTGATTCGGCAAAACCTAAACCAACGTTCTTTTCTTGAAGGTCTGGATATAAAGCAAGTACCTTGGTCATATCAACGTTAATTACCTGAACAGCGTATTTCAGACTGTCTGTATAATTAGATACTGTTGAGATGTCTTTGGTTTCAATAACATCTTGCTCGGTAGTAGTTTTCATAGAACCACAACCGGCTAATGTCATAACCGCCAAGGTCATAAACTTATTGAACCATTTTTTCATACCTTATTTTATTTTACACCAGCCCAGACAAACTTTTCCAAAGGTAATTTTTTCGATAAAATTACAAACTAACTTGCTTACCATGGATCTTCTTCTTTAGGTTCAGGCTTAGTAGCAGGAGCAGAAGTTGCAGCAGCAGGCTTTTCAATCACACGTTCTTTAATAACTGTGTTTGTTCCACCTGAAGATTGTTTCTGCTGGTTAGTGTTGTTGTTCTGTAAGTTAATCACAACAGGGGCAGCAGCTGCACCTTGTTCTGTCTTAGCTTCTTCTTTAGGCTCTTCGCCACCGCCTAAGTGGGTTGCAAACCAGGCACCGCCGGCTGTAACTGCTGTAGTGATAGCACCAATGATTGCTTTCTTGGTAGCTGACATTACGCTTTCTTCTTGTTGTTCTTCTGACATATTATTTATCTTCTAATGTGCTTGATAGTGATACTCCATCCTCTTCATCAACTTTCTGAATTAACATTTTATCTCTGTCTTCTGAATTGAACCAGTAGTCTACTACCTTGTTTAAGTTACCAACGAAGGCACCTAATAAAATAAGTAGCATCTCTTTCCAATCCTCTTGAATAGATGCTCCGAAGAATACTGCAGCATTAATGCCGACAATGATTAATGTAAACAATCCTAATACGATTGCTGTGATCTTCCAGCGATTGGACTGCATTTGCTGTAACATGTAGTAGAACCGATTTTTATCATCTACCTTAACAAATGCTTCGGGTTTGGTTAACCCTGCTGCGTTTTTTAGTGTTTCTTTTAAACTCATTTATTTATAATTATTTTAGAAGTTGAGATTTTTGCATCTGTCTTAACTGATACTAAATAGAAGCCGTTAGTTAGTTCTGTTAAATTAACAACGTATTTGTATTCTCCGGCAGGCATTTTGGTGTTGATTACCTCCATTACCTTTCTTCCTACTAAGTCACTAACGGCAACTTCGGTTTCTGATTCTTGATCAACTCTGAATTGAATTATTACTTCTCCGTCAGTTGGGTTAGGGAAGATAAGAATATTTTCTAAGTCATTCAACTTCACTGGCTTTTTAATTTTACGTACTTCAATCACTCCCATTGCCGGAGTAATGTTCATATCCCTTGCATCACTACCTCCAACGTATTTAGGTCCAGTCCAGATAGCTGCTGTTGCCCATTCTGTTTGAGGCTTCTTAGCGATGAATTGCATAGTAAGAATCTGCTCACCATCATTTAATAATTGGTTACCTTTTAAGTCAGCAGCACCAAAAGCAACTACTCCGTTATCAGGGTTAGTGTATGAA